GACAAGTTTGACACCGACCACGATGGCGTGGTGACTGATGTTGAACTGTCCCGATCTGAGCGCATGATTCAGATTGAAAACCTTGACAAGATGGCTGACCAGCAAAGGGTAATGGCATGGGCAGCTTTGGGCGCACCACCTGTATTGATTGCATTTCTTGCATCTACTTGGGTAACCTTGGAAAAGGTCAATGCCCTGAGCGGTTTGACCACCACTTACTGCGCAGCGATGGGGACAATCGTGGTAGCGTTTATGGCAGCGCAAGCGTATGTCAGAGGTAAAGCTGAGTCATGAGTATCTTTAACCCGTACATCCTGCTCGCTGTTGTGCTTGCCATTGTTGGCAGTTTTGGCGGCGGGTACTACAAAGGCTCAAAGGACGAGGTTACCCGTCAACAATTAGAGATCGCCGCTTTAAACGCAGCAGCCCGACAGAAAGAACAGGCGCTGGTCGCCGCCGTCACCACCCAAGCAACCAAACTTCAGAAAGCAAACCAAGATGCCAAACTTATTGCAAAAGAGCGGGATGCTGCTATTGCCTCTGGCGCTCTCAAGCTGCGGATTCCTGTCAAAGCCCCCGTCTGCCCCGTACAAACCCCCGGAGATCCCCCCGCTCCCGCCGGAGATAGCGTTCAAACAGGAGCCGAACTTGACGCAAAGACTGCTCAATCTCTTGTCGCCATTACCGACGACGGAGACAAAGCCATCCGACAGCTCAACGCCTGCATCGACGCATACAACGCCATCTACCAAACCTTAAGGAGTAAATGATGCAACTGACCTCCAACTTCTCTTTTCATGAACTGACCAAGTCATAGACAGCCCTGCGCATGGGGTTTGACAATACCCACGTTGAAGCCGAGACAGAAGCCTTGCGCCTGTTGGCTGAAAAAGTCCTTCAACCTGTGCGTGACCATTTTGGCAAGGGTGTCAAGGTGAACTCAGGATTTCGCAGTCCCGAGTCAAATGCAGCAGTGGGCGGATCGAAGACCTCAGATCATTGCCTTGGGAGAGCAGCCGATATTGAGATACCCGGAGTCCCCAACGCAGACCTTGCACAGTGGATCATGGATAACCTAGAATACACACAACTCATTCTTGAGTTCTACACCCCCGGCATACCTGACAGTGGCTGGGTGCATGTTTCGTATGACCCGAACAACCTGAAAAAGCAGGAGTTGACCGCCATGAAGGTCGCTGGTAAAACGCAATATGTACCCGGACTCGTAGCTTGATGCCATGCCATTACAAAAAATACTGTTTAAACCCGGTGTAAATAAAGAAAACACCCGATATACCAACGAAGGTGGCTGGTATGACTGCGACAAGATTCGCTTTCGCCAAGGCACGCCTGAAAAGGTTGGTGGGTGGCAACAGATTTCTTCATATACCTACTCAGGCACTTGCCGCTCACTGTGGTCATGGTCTTCACTTTCCGGCATTCTCTATGTAGGCGTTGGCACAAACGATAAGTTTTACATTGAGCGGGGCGGCGCGTACAACGACATCACCCCCATCCGTGCAGTTCAAGTGGGTTTAAATGGGCCGTTTGCAGCTACCGCAGGCTCAACGACAGTGACTGTGACGGATGCCTCTCATGGCGCGACCGACGGCGACTTTGTGACGTTCTTCGGGGCGAAAGCCCTAAGCCAGCAAACATTCACTGTAACCATAGCAAGCCCGGCAGTGGTTACACCTGCTACGTATGTTCCAGCCAACGGCACGGCGGTCATCTTGTCCACCACTGGCGCTTTGCCGACTGGCTTGACTGCTGGTGTTCAGTATTATGTGGTCAGCGCAGGCGCGTCCACATTCAGACTTGCCAACGTGCCAAACGGTGCGACTATCACAACCAGTGGAACACAGTCTGGCACGCACTCTGTGTATGTAAACAGTGGGTTGACAGCGGCTGTGCTGAACCAAAGTTTTGCCGTTACGGTTGTTGACAGCAACTCATACACCATCACAACCCCTGTGGCGGCGGGCGTCTACGATACAGGCAATGGCGGCAACCCTGTCAGTGCGTATTACGGCCTGCATGTCGGTAGCGATACAGTGCAGCCATTCACTGGTTGGGGTGCTGGGCCTTGGGGCTACGGCGCTTGGGGATATGGCCAACCGGGCGTGAGTTCTCTGCGCTTATGGTGGCAGAACAATTTTGGGCAGGATTTGATATTTGGTTACCGTGGTAGCCCGATGTATTACTGGAACGCCTCTGTTGGTACAACACCAAACCCAGTCACAATAACGATTGCCGCCCCCGGCGTTTTCACGCTTACAAACGGTAGTTTGGTGGATGGTCAGGCCATCATTCTTTTAACCTCTGGCGCGTTGCCGACAGGGTTGACCTCTGGCACGGTTTACTACGTTGGTAACGTATCAGGTGCTACGTTTAGGTTGGCTACAACATTTGCAAACTATCTGGCTGGAACATACATTACAACCACCGGCACTCAGTCTGGTACGCACTACGTGTCTCCTTACGGTATCCCTGTTACCTCTTTGGGCGGCGCATCTGATGTACCTGCCTATGTAAATTTTGCGATGGTGTCGGATGCCAGCAGATTCACAATTGCGTTTGGTTGCTCGGCTTATGGCAGTGCCGATACGACACTCGACCCCATGCTGATTCGCTGGTCTGACCAAGAATCTGTGACCAACTGGACTCCGGCAGTCACCAACCAAGCTGGGTTTATCCGCCTTTCGCATGGCTCAGAAATCCTGACCGCTGTGCAAGCCCGCCAAGAGATTGTGGTGTTCACCGACACTTCAATTTACTCCATGCAGTATCTTGGCCCACCGTATATCTGGAGTACCCAGCTTCTTGGGGACAATATTTCAGTTGCTGGCTACAACACAGCAATCATTGCGTCGGGCGTTGTCTACTGGATGGGCGTGGACAAGTTCTATAAATACGACGGGCGGGTACAAACCCTTCGTTGTGACTTACGCCAATTCATCTACAGCGACATCAATCTTGAGCAGCAGGAACAATTCTTTGCTGGCACAAACGAAGGCTTCAATGAAGTCTGGTGGTTCTATTGCACAGCAAACTCCACCACAATTGATAGGTATGTTGTGTACAACTACGCCGAAGACATCTGGTACTACGGCTCAATGGCTCGTACGGCGTGGCTGGATTCTGGTTTGGTCAAATACCCACTTGCTGCTACCTATGCTGACAACCTTGTATACCACGAGTACGGCATCGACGACAACACAACCGACACCACTCAACCAATTGAGGCGTACATCACCTCGTCGCAGTTCGATATTGGCGACGGGCATAACTTTGGGTTTGTGTGGCGTATCGTGCCTGACTTAACCTTCCGTGGCTCGTCTACTACTGGAACAACACCGCAGGTCACCATGTATCTGTTACCCCTGCAAAACTCAGGCTCTGGGTACAACGACCCAGTTGAATCTGGCGATCAGTCTGTTGGTGGTGTCAGCTACGCAAACGTGGCTAGAGTTGGCACATACACGGTGGATCAGTTCACTGGGCAGGTTTACACACGGGTGCGTGGTCGTCAGATGGCCATGAAAATATCGTCTAACCAGATTGGCACGATGTGGCAGCTTGGTGCGCCTCGTGTTGACATCAGACCCGACGGAAGACGTTGATGGCTGGTTTTGACGCTAAAACGCTCGACTTCCTAAACCCAGTAGCACCTAACTTGCCGCTGGCTACGAATGAGTACGAGCGTCAGTACCAAGATCAACTCTTAAATATTCTGCGTCTGTATTTCAATCAACTTGACAATACGTTTGGGGCGATTCTTGGGCCAGTAGGTGGCAGGTACTTAAAGTTTCCGTATGGCGCGTTCTCCAGCGATCAAGACCAGACCACAACGGCGAACACTGCCACGCTGATGACGCTCAACACCACGGACTTTTCCAATCAGGTGTCGATCAGTTCGTCCAAGATTACGGTGGTGGATGCAGGCATCTACAACCTCCAGTTCAGTGCGCAGTTCCAGAACACCGACACCGCCTTCCAAGATGTCTACATTTGGTTAAAGCAAGGCGGGGTAGATATACCGGGTTCAACTGG